TGAGGTCGCTAGAGAGCGATTCCAGCTCGTCGGGCGGCCAGCCGGCGAGTTCGAACGCCAGCTCGGCGAGGGTTTCGGTTGCCAGCGCGCGTTCCACACGCGCCGAGAGAGGGCTTGCTTTTTCAGTCGTCATCGTCGGGCTCCTTGAACTGCGAGTCTTTGCCCCACTGCGGGGAGGTTTGGGTTTTCGGCGCCAGGCCTTTCAGCCAGGCGGTTTCGCTGTGCTTTTTGGGATCGTTGCCGTGCTGGATGCCGAGGCGCGCGCAGAGCATGCGCGAGAGGCGGTTGCGCAGGATCGGCTTGGCCTTGTAGCGTTCCGCCCACTGGCGGTAGAGGGTTTCGATTTCGGCGAGCGAGCAGCTCAGGTGGGGCGCGAGATTGAAGTACTCCTCGAGGAAGGGCTCGAGGCCGTCGTTGCGCGCCTGGGCGTCTTTGATCGCGGCCATCTGCCGCTCGCGATCCTCGAGCGGCTCGCCCAGGCCGTTCTGGAACAGGTCGCGCGCGCCCTGTAAGGCCCAGTTGAAGATCAGCGCGTCCTCGGCGCGCAGTTTGTCGCGCCGCGTCTGGCCGGCCTTGGCGCCGCCGGGGAACTTGATGGGGAATTGCAGCGTGTGCATGCGGTCGAGGAAGGCCTGGTCGTTTTCATCGAAGGTGGGAATCGTGTTGGTTTCGAGAATCAGCTTCCCCGTGGGCAGGAAGCTGAAGGGCTGTTTGCCCTTGAAGACGCCGGGCACGGGAACGTTGCCCTGGGTCAGGAGCTTGAGCAGGGCCTGATCGAATTTCTGGCCCTCGGGCGGCTCGCCCGCGAAGATGGCGCGCGCCCCCTTGGTGCGGGCGATGTCGGCGCCGACATTGTTCTCGTTTTTGCCGTAGCCCTTGGTCAGGGTGCCGGCGGAGATCGTGATCGCGTACGCGCCCAGGATCTCCTGCATGGTGGTGATCAGCGTACTTTTCCCGTTATTTCCGCTCCCGTAGAAAACGAAGAAGGCCTTCTCCTGGACGCCGCCGGTGAGCAGGTAGCCAAAGATGCGGCGGACGTAGGCGATCAGGCGGTCGATGCGGTCCAGCTCGCCTTCGTTCGATTCCTCGGTGCCGCCGAACCACTCAAACAGCGAGCGCAGAAACAGCTCGGGCTCGGCGGACGCCGGATCGTAGGCGAACGGGAAAACGCGGGTCAACAGGTCGCTCGCGCGGTGCTCGCGCAGCTGGTCGGTGGCCAGGTCGAAGGTGCCGTTCAGACAATTAATCAGGCGCGGGTGGCAGTCGAGCTGGTTGACATCGATGGTCAATGGCTGTTTGGCCAGGTCGATCATGGAGCGGATGCCGCCGTGGTTTTGCCGATGGTTGGCGAAGGCCCAGAGCTTGTCATCGTCCTTGGCGTTGGCCTGCTGTTTGAGCAGGGCGAGCGTGTCACGGGCCGGCGCATAGGCCTCTTCCATGGCGCCGCCGTGCCAGTGGGTCCGGTTGAAGTACAGCCAGGGCTCTTCGAGCTGGCGCGCGTAGTGCAGGCGGTTGCCGGCAAAGGCCACCAGGCGCGCCGCGTTGCCGCTGTCGTTGCGGTCGTAGCCGGTCAGGTCCGGGCCTTCGATGGGTGCGCCGCCATCGCCCGAGCCGTTGCCTCCCGCGGGCGGCGGCGTGCGCCGCGGCATCTCGCGGACCTTGGGTTTGGCCGCGGCGGGCGCGGCGGGCTCGGCCACCGGCGCCTGGCGCGCGATCCGGAGAGCTTCTTCGAGCGTGCCGCCGGCTTCCATGTAGTCCCACAGGTCGGCCTTCTCGGCCAGGCCGGGCAGGCGCACCAGGCGTGCTTCGATGCCGGCGAGCGCGAGTGCGCCGCCTACGATCAGGCCGTGCTGTTCGCCACTCGCATCGTTGTCGAGAAAGAGGTAGACCACCTTGGCGCCGCGGAACCATTCCGCATACTCCTCGGCCCAGTGGCCTTCGCCGTTTGGCAGGTTGGTGGCGGCGACGTGCCATTCGGCGACCGCGCGGTCGCTGGCCTTTTCGCCGTTCGTCAACCAGATTTCTTCCTGCCCGGCGAGCGTACGCGCCCGGTAAAGCGGCGCCTTGAGGCCGAGCTTGCTGGGTTTGGTCCAGCCGCCCTTGGCGGTGCGCGCCAGCCAGAGCATGCGCTTCTCGCCGGTGACCTTGTGACGGACTTTGGTCTTGGTGCTCTCGATGGTTTCGTAGACGTACTGCGCGACGGCCTCCCAGCCCGGCTCGCCTTCCTGGCTGATGTATTCGAGGTACTGGTCGATGCGCCGCGCGAGCAGGCCGAGCTGCCACTCGTTGGTGGTGATCGCGAGCGGCTTGGGGAAGGGAAAGTGCCAGGGCGCGACGCTCGGTTTGGCGATGTCGCCGATGACGTAGCGCACATGGTCCCAGGCGCATTCCTTGGTCATGCCGTAGCGCGCCATGGTGAACTCGATCATGTTCCAGCCGCGCGAGCCGTTGTGGCATTTGAAGCAGTAGGCGTAGCCCGTGACGAGATCGACCGAGAGCGTGTCGGGGCTGTCGCCCAGGTGAACGGGGCAGGACGCACGCAAGTGCCCCACCCCGGCGGGTTGATACTTCTCTAGTTCCGTGGTCCAGAAGCGTTCGTACTGATCGGGCGTGAAGGGCATGGTCCGCTACTCGCCCTGGGGCACCTCTTCGTAGTCGGCGTCGATCTCGACCTCGCGCAGCAAGGCCACCATCTGTTTCTGGTAGGGAGCGAGCGCCGCTACCTCGGCCTCGTTGAAGCGTTCGCCGCTCGTGAAGGTGACGCGCGCGTAATCGATGCCGTCGGCGTTGGACGCGCGCTCGAGGCTCATGTGCGTGATCAGGCTCCAGTAGGGGATGCGGCGCGAGGCCAGGCGCAGGAAATACTGCTGCGCGTTCTTGAGCGAGGTGGGTGGGATCGTGACCATGTCGGGCAGGATGTGGTCGGCGCGCAAAAGCAGGATGCGGCGGACTTCCTTGCAGGCCTGGCCGCGTCCGCCTTTGGGATCGCTTTCCCAGCGCGCCATGGGGCAGTTGCGGCATTCGCCGCCGGGATCGCCGATTCCGAAAAAGCCGTCGCGGCTGCTGCAATCGGGCGGCGTGCGCGTCTTGCCGCGTTGGTCGAAGGGGATGCGGTAGTAGAGCCGGCTATCGGTCCAGGCGAGCGGGATTCCGCTCAATACCTTGGTGGCCTCTTCGCCGTCGATGCCGGGCACGGTCCACATCAGGCTGCCGCCGGTCGGCACCTTGGTGCGTTCGAACTGCTGCGGGGTCAGGCCGCGGGGGCCGATGTTGGCCTCGAGCACGGCGCGGATCTCGTTGGCGGTCGCGGGGTCGATGATCGGGAATTGTTTGCCGAGCGTGCTGAGTTCCGCTTTCGGCGTGATCGAAGGGAGATTTTCTGGCATTGGCTGTTTCCTTTCAGGGTTAACGGTCGGAGAATTTGCCCATCAGCTTGAAGCTGGGGGTCACGTTGAGCACGTTGGCCAGCGCCCGCGGCAGGAAGGCGCTCACGTCCGCGGCCTTGCCGCTGCGGATTTCCTCGGCATGCTCCCGCTCGAGGTCGCGGATGTGGGCGCTGAAGGTGGAGGCGTTGTAGGCGTCATGCACAAAGTGGCCGTAGCCGGTTTCGCGCATGACCGCGCAGACCTGGGGTTGGTGGCCGGGCAGCTTGGGGCGCGCCCACAGTTCGCGGCGCAGGTAGAGGGTCACGCCGGTGATGCGGATGCGCTTGATGCCGTGCTGGGCGAAGTAGGTGAAGACCAGCGGTTGCAGGCGTTTTAGCTCGTCGTCCACGTCCTTGAGGTCGCTACTGAGTTTGGTTTTCTTGCGCAAGAGTTCGACCGCGCGCGCAAAAGCGCGGAACTCCGGGGCGCCCTCGACAACCTCGGGTGCCGGGGTGGATTCATCTTCGTTTTCGTCGTCGTTCGCCAGCGGTGTGGCGAGCGGTTCTTCAGCGGACAGAGGGTCGGGTTGCATAGTGTTTCAGCTCCTTCAAAACGCTTTCCACCAGGTCCCATCGCTTCTCGAGCGCGAGCAGAATGATTTCGTCGATGGTGTTCCGGCAGAGCAGGTGGTAGTAGAAGACCGGGCGGGTTTGGCCAGGCCGATGGATGCGGGCGCGGGACTGGACGTAGTCGGAGAGCTTCCAGCCCACGCTGTAGTAGCAGGCATAACGGGCGCGCGTGAGATCCTGGCCTTCGCTTGCGACCGAGATCTGCGCGATCAGGATGTCGGCCTTGCCGGCCTTCCAGTCGGCGATGCCGGCCTTGGAGCGACCGCTGACTTCGACGCAGCTACGACCGGCACGCTTGCAGGCGCGGGCGATGGCCTCGAGGTCGGGGATGAAGTGGGCGAAGATGACCGCGGGTTCTTCGAGGTCGAGGTCTTCGAGCCAGTCGGTGAGCAGGTCTTCTTTGGCGGTGTCTACGACATGCGCCTTGCCGGTGTCGTCCTTGAGCGATCCGCCGGTGAGCTGCTGCAGGCGCAGGTAGAGCACAAGCGCGTTCTGGACCGTGATCTCCTCTTCCGGGGCCTCGCCCAGCCAGGCGATGAAGTCGCGCTCCAGCTGGTCGTAGATCTGCCGGCCCTTGAGCGAGAGATCGATGCGCAGGACCTGGTCCATCTCGGGCGGCAGGTCGGGCAGGGCTTCTTCTTTGCTCAGGCGATAGGCGATGGAGTAGAAGCGGCGGTTGAAGTCCTCCATGTCGCGCCACTTCTTCACCTGGCGATTCTGAAAGCCTCCCCATTCGGCGTAGCGGGTCTTGAAGGAATGGAAGGTTTCGTCGTAGATCGAGGGGTCGAGGAAGCGGTACGGCCCCCAGATGTCGAGCGGGGAGTGCGGCAGGATCGTGCCGCTCAGGCCCAGGCGTTTGAGCGCGCGGGCCGCCAGGCGCCGCATGAAGCGCGAGAGCTTTCCGGAGGGCGACTTCAGCCGGTGGACTTCGTCGGCGATGATCAGCGGCCAGGCGGTGTTGAGCAACAGACTCGCTACCGGCTCGCGCCAAACACTCTCGTAGTTGATGGCGAGGATGCAGACCTGGTGCGCGACCCGCGCCTGGGCGATGGCGTCGCGCATCGCGCGGGCCTTGTCCGCCACCGAGCCCGCGCGTTCATCGAGGCCGCGGAACAGGTAGGCGAAGTTGGCGTGCTGCGCGAGCTGCAGCTCCCATACGTCGATGACGCGCATGGGACAGACCACCAGGACCAGGGTGGCGCCCAGGTCATAGATCAGGTCAATCGCAATCTTGGTCTTGCCTCCGCCCATGGCGATAGCCAGCAGTACGCCAGAGAAGCGGGCGAAAATTTTGCGCGCAAATGCTCTCGCAGCCACCTGGTGTTGCCAGCTGGCGTGTAGTTCGCCACCCATGAGACACACGTCTCCTGTCTTAGTTCGCGTATGGTTTTGACTTCGAAAGGGAACCCGCTGTTTCGTTCGACCGGCCTGGCCTGTCGAGGGTCCAGAACCAAAGTCGAAACCCGATTATATTCCCGTTGTAATTGAATGCAAGCGGAATTTAGTCGAATTGTGGACCATCCTATACCGCGAGCGCGTATCCGTTTGATTCGAAAGCACATCGAGTTAGTCAAAGGTGCTCTTCCACAAATCCTTTGTAATTCAAAGTGAAATAACTTGAAAGATTTCACTTATTTGAAAATTCGATAGATTTTGAAAATTCTGCAGAAACTGAAAATTTTAAAGATTCTGAAAATTATGCAGAAGCGATAACTTTTGATAAGTTGCACCCGGTGCACTTACTGCGCGTGTGCGCGAGGTTTGTATAATGCAATCACCGCGAGGGCGGCAGTTATGAACAAACAGCGGCGCAAGGAAAAAGTTCACACCGTGATGAGCGAGTTCAAGCACGGCCAGCTGCACTCGGGTTCTAAGCATGGGCCGAAAGTGAAGAATCGCAAACAGGCCGTCGCTATCGCGCTCAACCAGGCGGGCAAGGAGTAACGGTGTCGCCCGCGTTCCCCACCTTCGATGTCGCCGAGATCGCCGAGGAGGCGAGCGAGCGCGCCGGTATTGAGTTCCGCTCGGGCTACAGCCTGCGTACGGCGCGGCGTTCCATCGAGCTGCTCAGCATCGAGTGGGCCAACCGCGGCCTCAACCTGTGGACGGTCGAAAACGGCGTGATGAACCTGGAGATCGGCGTCTACGAGTATCTGCTTCCCGTGGACACCATCGACCTGATCGAGCACAACCTGAGGCGCTGGAATCTGGATAGCAACGGGCCTACCGACTATCCCCTGACCCGGATGTCGATTGACGAGTATTCGACCATCACCAACAAGCTGAGCCAGGGACGCCCGACGATCATCCACATTCGCCGCGAGATCATCCCCAAATTTTTGATTTGGCAGGTGCCTGACCGCGAGGCGCCTTACTACCAGCTCGCCTACTCCCGGCTCAGGCGCATGGTGCCGGTGGGCGACGGCGGGACCGGCTACCCGGATATGCCCTGGCGCTTCCTGCCGGCCATGATCGCGGGCGTGGCCTTCTACCTGGCGCTCAAGAGCACCGACCCGATGGTGGCGCAGCGCGTGCCGATGTTGAAGGCCGCCTATGAAGAGCAGTACGCGCTTGCCGGCGATGAGGACCGCGACCGCGCGAGCTTGAAATGGGTCCCGTGGAGTTACCGGATCTAGATGCCCGCTTCCGCCAAATTCGCTGTTGGAAAGTATGCCAAGGGCATCTGCGATGTCTGCGGCATCAGCTACCTGTTGAGCGAGCTGCGCGGCACCACGATCCGCGGCTGGCCCACGCACATCCTGAGCTGCCCGACCTGTTGGGACCTGGATCATCCGCAGAACTTCCTGCCTCAGGCGATCCATATGGACGCCGAGGCCTTGCGGGTTCCCCGCCCCGAGTTCTTTTATGCCAGCCGCATCCTGCCTCATTGGCGGCCTTGTGATGCGCTCGTGCTCAGCGTCCTGCTGGGCCAGGTGGAGGTGTTGACGCCATGAGCAAGAACTTCGTCACGGTAGCGACGCACCGGCGGGCTTTTCCCAAGCGGAAGTTCGCCGACGGCGGCGCCTACCGCACACCGGAACAGCAGCGCGAGGACCGCATGCGCGCGTATGGCTTCGACCCGATGCCGGCTTACTCGCTCGGCACCGACGCGGCAGAGTCAGCGGCGCCTTTGCCGATGCCGGCGAGCGTGCCGTCCCCGGCGCCAGCTCCCCCGGTAGCGCCGATGCCGGGGATGCGGGGATCGGCTGCGCGGGATGCGGCCCCGGCCTCGGCGGTGGTGCCGGCGGAGATCCCACCCGCTTCCGCGGCCTCGGTCCCGGCGGCGAGCAGCGCCGGCCCCGCGGGTGTTTCGAATTCGCCCGCGACGCCCAAGCCGTTCGATTGGAAAGACGTGGCGCAGGGTGCCCTCAAGGCCCAGCAGAGTGCGGGGCCACAGTCGCCGGTCGGCGGCCTGGCTTCGCTCGCGGGCGGGGCGCTCGGTTCTTACTTAAAAAAGCGAGCCGGGGACAAGGCGGCCTCCACGGATCAAAGCATCGCCGACTCGATTGCACGGCGCGGCGATGTGGGGGATACGGGCTCTGTGGGCCGAGGGGGAGAGTACGGTGGCGGCGCCAGCTCCGGTCGAGGTGGGTCCGGTTCCGGCGGCGGGTGGCCGGATTTCGGCAACGGTTCCGAGGAAGATTTGTCCGGTGTTGATCTATCGAGCCTCGCACCGGAGTGGGGACCGGATATGGAAGGCGACTACGGGTTAGCCAAAGGAGGAACAGTGAGTCCATCATCGAGTTTTCAGCAACGGCGCGCGCGGCCCATGCGGCCCAGCCTGCCTACTCCAGCCGGTGCTCCAACCGCGTCGCTTACCGGCGCCGCGCCTGGTGGTCCGCCGCCGAACGTGCCGGCCTGGATGAATGGACCGCCTCCCGGTGGACCGCCTCCCGGCATGATGCCCGGCGGCCCTGGTCCGCAGTTTGGTCCGCCTCCCGGTGGTCCGCCTCCTGGCGCGATGATGGGCGGAATGCCTCCTGGTGGTCCGCCGCCTGGTGGTCCTGGTCCGCAGTTTGGCCCAGGGCCTGGTGGCCCGCCGCCGATGGGTGGCCCAGCGCCTGGTGGCCCGCCTCCGCAGTCCATGATGGGGCCGATGGCTGGTCCGCCTCCTGGTCCGCCTCCTGGCCCGCCTCCTGGTGGTCCGCCGCCGATGGCGGCTCCGCCTCCCGCTCCTCCGCCGGCTGCTTCGTTCGGCGCGTTGCCGCCGGGTGCGGTCGATCCGCGTGCCGCCCAGCTGGCGATGATGCAACGTGCGCAGGGCGGCATGGCCAAAGGCGGCGCCGTCGAAGATGGCGTCGAGACTCCGCGCGCCAAAGGCAGGCCTGACCGGCAATGGGGTGATGTCGGCAAGCCTGCCGAGGATCTGCCCGAAAAGGTCGAGCGCAAGGCCAAGGGCGGCGTGATCCGGCGCAAGCCTTTCAGTGGCAAGAAAAAGGCCGCGAAGGTCCAGAAGCTGCCGCCGCCGATGGTGACCGACGAGGACATGGACGCGCCACCGCCGCCGACCGTCGCGGCGGCTCCCGTGGCCGCTCCTCCGCCTGCAGCGGCTCCGCCGCCTCCGCCGCCCGGCATGAAGAAGGGCGGCAAGTGCATGGCCGAGGGCGGCGACGTGAAGGCGGAAGTAAAGCCGGGCGTCAAGAAACAGGAAGAGAAGGCGGGCGAGACGAAAGGTTTCGCCGCCGGGGGCGTGGCCAAGGTGCGCCGCGGCTTCCCCAACACCAACAAGAAGCCGGCCAAAAAGATGGCGACCGGCGGCAGCGTACGCGGCTGCGGCGTGGCCAAGAAAGGCTGCGGCTTCGCCGGTATTTTCTAAATGGACTACGTGCAGCTCAGAGCCACGATCCAGGAGTACAGCGAGGATTTTGAAGCGTCGTTTGTGGACAACATCGACACCTTCATCCGCCTCGCGGAGTCGCGTATCCTGCTGCGCGTGCGCCTGCCGGACTTCCGCAAGGACGTGACCGGCTCTCTTTTACTCGGGGAGAACCAGATCACATCGCCGACCGATTTTCTGGCCCCGGATTCATTGATGGTTACCGAGGTGATCGTCACGCCCACGGTGCCGCCGACCATCCCGCGGCGCCGCATTCTGATCAACAAAGACCCGGAGTTCTTGCGCGAGTGCTACCCCTCGCCGACCGATACCGGCCTGCCGCGTTTTTACAGCATGGTCAACGAGCGCACGCTCGCGGTGGCGCCCACGGCGGACGCCGATTACGTGGTGGACATGGGCTATTACTATCAGCCGCCTTCCATCGTGGATTCGGGGGTTAACTGGCTGGGCGACCACTTCGCGCATGCGCTCATCACCGGCAGCCTGGTCGAGGCCGCCACTTACATGAAGACCGAGGACAACCTGTACATGCGCTACAACCAGGCCTTCGAAAAAGACCTGGCCATGGACAAGGAATATGCGAAGGGCCGCACCAAGAAGGACACCTATCAGGAGCCCGATACGAGGGTGAAGATATGATCCAGGGCACGGTGGTCTGTAGCTCTTTCAAGAAGGAGCTGCTGCAGGGGATTCAGGATTTCACGAACGACTTATTCCGCATCGCGCTCTATACGGCGATGGCGCCGCTCGGCCCCGACACGCTCACGTATACGACCGAGGGGGAAGTAGTCGGCATCGGCTACGTGCAAGGCGGGCAGGATCTGCTCAATCCGCAGGTCCTGCTCGACACTGCCGCGCGCGTGGCCTTCGCGACCTTCGACAACGCGACCTGGAACGATTCGGTGATCACGGCGCGTGGCGCTTTGATCTACAACCAGACCGAGCAGCAGCGCGCGGTGGCGGTGATTGATTTCGGCGTGGACCGGGTCAGCAACCATGGTCCCTTCGAAGTGCAGTTCCCGCCGCCGGGTGCTTCGACTGCCTTGATACGGATTTATTGAGATGAGCGATTCCAACGCCATGATCGGCGCCATGATCCCGGTTGCGATGCCGGGACTGGTCTGTATTGTGGGCCGGGTTGAGGTGGGCGGCTTCTGGCATCTCAATCAGCCGCGGCTGGGCGCCTGGCGGACCAGCAAGCCCGTTCACAACCAGAGCTGGCAAACCACGCACCTGCCGGATCAGCACTCGGGGAAATTTTAGATGCCCTCTACCTACACTCCCAATCTTGGCCTGGAGAAGCCGGCGACCGGCGAGCAAGCTGGTGTCTGGGGCGTTACCGCCAACAGCAGCTACGATTTCCTGGATACCGCTATCGATAGCGGCGTAACGGTCGCGCTTTCGGCATCGGCCTACACGCTGCTCACCAACCAGGGCACACCCAGCGTGGGACGCAACAAAGTTATTACCTTCACTGGGGCGCTGACGGCGGACGGCACGGTGACGATTGCGCCCAATACCGCGCAGAAGATCTACTTCGTCAGCAACCAGACGACCGGCGGGTTCGCACTCAATTTCTCGCAGGGCACGGGGCCGACGTATCAGTTACTCAACGGTCGCTCGGCCATGATCTTCGCCAACGGCCTGGGCGGCCCCGCGGGCGTAGTCGGCGTCTTTGCCGACATGCAGGTCAATTCGCTCCTGGTGCAGACCAACCTGATCGTGCAGGGCCAGGTGCAGTGGGGCAGTCCGGCGGTCTTCAATCAGCCGGTTACGTTCCAGGGCTTGGCGACCATGCAGGCCGGCGCGACCATCTCCGCGCCGCTGATACTCGCGCTCGGCGGCGATGCGCCCTACGACATGTACTACCGCTCGGCGGCGGGTACGGTGGCGCGCTTGCCGAATGGGGCCGTGGGACAGGTGCTCACGGCGACGGCTGCGGGGCCGAGTTGGGCGACGCCCGCGGTGGTGGGGATTGGGGCGCCGATCACCGGGGCGGTTCCCAAGTTGGTCTTTATCGCCGACCAGACCGGCAAATTGGCGCAGGACAACAGCTTCATTTGGGACCCTAACATGGGCCTGGGTATTGGGATGCCGCCGGTCAATTCACTGACCATCGGGCACAACCGGCCTGCGAACATCGTGCTCGATGCGGTTGTCACCGGCGCATCTCCTCCAGGAAGAGCGATCTTTTTTACGTCCAACCAGCTCAATCGGTGGGTGCTCTCAACGGCGGGCGACGCGGAGTCAGGGGCAAACCAGGGCTCTACCCTTTACCTGCAGAGTTTCAACGACGACGGGAGTGGTGGAAATTATACGCTCGCCTGTTTCCGCCGGGGAGGGCGCGTTACTTTCGGGGCGGTGGTGGACGGCTATGCGGCGCAGGTTGCGATCATCGGCACTCAGCCCACTCAGACCACGCTCTACGTTCGCGGCGCTCCTGCTCAAACCGCATTCCTGCAACTTTGGCTCGATCCCGTGGGGAATATTGTGGCTTCGCTCGATGCGAGCGGTAACTTCCACGCGAAATCTTATACCTAGCTCATGACCACGATCCAGGACACGCTCACTTACGCGGATGGCAGTCTCGCCAGCGGTCGCCTGGTGGTCGCTTGGAAACCGTTCACGGTGAATAACGTGAACGCTGCCGGCGGGCAGCTCGAGTGGGAGATCGTAGACGGCAACGTCACGGTGCAGCTGTACAGTAACACCGGTGCGCTCCCGCTCGGCTCTTATTACACCGCGAAGTACGAGCTTCAGAATGGCGCCGTCTATGTCGAGCAGTGGATGGTGCCGAATCTGCCGACCGTGACTCTCGGCCAGGTGCGCGTGTCGTTTCCCCCGGCGCCGAGCGTGATGATTTCGCCTCTGCAGTTGACCTCGCTCAATGCCCAGCCTGGCATGTTCCTCGAGTGGAATGGCACGCGCTGGATTCCTGCCTACCCTTCCGTCTTCAACATGGACCCGAACTGGATCTCGGTGGTGGTGGGCACGGCGGGCAACGATGTGGCGGTCCTGGGTTCGCCGGTGAGCCTGGGCGGCGCGGTCACGATCAATATCCCGAGCGCGAGCCCTACGGCGCGCGGCGTGGTGACGACGGGTGCGCAGTCCTTCGCTGGCGTTAAGACCTTCGCCAGCCCGGTCAACATCGGCACTTCGATTCAGTTTGCCACCATTGCGCGCGGGCCAGCCTATGGTGAGCTGCTGGCGTCCGGTGGCAGTGTCCCCACTTTGATGTTCGGCGGAAATATGCAGGCGGCCCGCGTTGCGGTGAGCGACCGGACCACCGTCCAGGCGGATGTGCTCGCGAGCGGTCTGCTCGATTTGACGAGCGGCGCGGCGCCCTCCGCAACCATGCCGGGTAGCCTGGCGAGTCCGCCGCGCACGGCGGCGGCGATCCTATTGCCGGTGGCGAGCGGTATTGATTGGGCCGGTATTGGCTCTGGCACCACGGGGACAATCTGGCTGCGCACCGGGACCGCAACCTCTGCCGGCTTCCTCTACCTTGATACCGCGGGCAATGTGACCTGCCGCGAATTCCGCATGGACCCCTATCAGCATTTGAATGCGGCGACCGGGGAGGCCTCGCGCAACGACGCGACCATGGTGATGTATTCCGGTGCCAATGACTGGGCCGGCTATGGCGTTAATGTGACGCCCGAAATTTGGTTCCGCATGGGACCAAATGGGGCGGGCGCCTATTATTACTTCGGCGCCAGTGGAGCGCGTTTTCCCAACTTGACAGTTGGAAACCTGACCATCACCGGCCCGAATGGCTTCGTACCGACCTCGCGGTCAATTTTCACTAGTACCGGCCTCACTGGCGGCGGTGATCTCAGCCAGGACCGCACGCTCTCCGTGGTGGACGACACCACTACGCAGCGCGTCAATGTCTGGTTCAACGGCACGCTGGTGGGTACGCGCGCCACTCTCAATCTCATCGGCGCGGGCAACATCCTTCTGAGCGGCGGCGACGATCCAGCCAACAATTGCGTCAGCGTGTACTTCACAGTGACGGCGATGTCCGACCCGACCACCACGGTTGGAGATCTTATCGTGCGCGGTCCCAGCGGCCCGACGCGGCTTGGTGTGGGGCTGAATGGCCAGGTCCTGACGGTGGATTCCGCGCAAACGCTGGGCGTGAAGTGGGCGTTGCCGGCGCCTATGGCCATGTCCGCGAACGGCACGTTCTTTGGGCTGGCTTCGGCTCTTGACCTGGAGGCGGGGGCCAACGTCACGATTGCGGGCTCCATCGTCAACGCTAATACGGCGCGGTTCATTATCTCTTCGACTGGCGGCGGTGGGGGCGGCATGACCGATCCGACCACCACGCTCGGCGATTTAATCGTGCGCGGCGCGACCACCGTGCAGCGTCTCGGTGTCGGCACCACGGGCCAGGTCCTGGAGGCTGACTCGACGCAGCCGCTCGGCATGAAGTGGGCCGCGCTCGCTGGCGGCTCGCAGACCCCGTGGACCACGGATATTGACGCGGCGAATTTTTCGCTGGACAACGTGAACGCCATCGGTATTGGGGCGGCCCATGCCGGCGGGATTCGGCTCTTCATCAATACGGCATTGAATGCCGCGGATTCGACCATCATCGTGAGCCAGGGGGCGGGTGGCGACCTCATGGGTCTGTCGCTGCGCGGCGCCGGGCCGGAAGCGGGCTACGTGCTCGCGCCGGCCAGTTACTTCGCCGCGGCCTGGCGCAGCGTGGCTTCGCTCTACACCAATGCCGACCTGGTGATCTGGAAGGCGTCCTTCCCTGGTGATGGGTCCGCTATCGAGCGGCTGCGCGTGCTGGCGTCGAACGGAAATGTCGGCATCGCGAAGAGCGCCCCGGCTTACAAACTCGACGTGGCCGGCGACGTGAACGTAACCGGCGGTGTGTTCCGCGTCAACGGCGTGCCGCTCGCCACCAGCTCGCAGACGCCCTGGACGAGCAATATCGACGCGGCGAGCTTCACTCTGAATAACACTGGTGGGATTGGTGTCGGCACCGCAGCTTCTGGAGCGCGGGCTTTGACTGTGCAGAGCGCGGCGGTGGTGAGCTTCGATGTCTATTCCCAGAACACCAACCCAGGCTCGACGCCCGGCATGGCGCTGATCAACGACTCGAATGATCAGGTCCAATTCGGCCTGGGCGGTTCGACTGCCGGTGGCGGCCCGCTGCGCCGGGTCGCGTTCTGGATCACCACGCGGGACATCGCCTTTGGCACCGGCACCAGCTTCACTGAGCGCATGCGCATCACGGCGGCGGGCCTGGTGGGCATCGGGCGCGTGCCGACCACTTACCTGCTCGAGGTGGCTG